ATTCTCTATATGGAAAATTAGAAAAGGTCCGGATCGCGGGGTTCTTTCCCCCGTACGTGACAACGGCGCGACTTGCGGAAAGTGACCCGCGGACGATGCCGGCGCGGCCCTCGGTGTTGTCCTTCGCACGGAAGTAAATCTCCCGACAGTCCGAACCTTGTGATTCCGGGCCTGCTATTTCTGCCGTGCGGCTTCCGCCTCCTGCTTGCGTATCCACTTCAGTTCGTTCACACGCATGGCCCATTCCCAGTCGGTGAGGCTATCGGGGTCGATATGGAGGTAATAGCGCAGCTGGGTATCCAGTTTCCGGACCCAGTCGCGGCCCTCCGCAGGATCGACCTCGGTAGCCTTTAAAGCTTTTCCAGCTCGGCCTCCGCGTAGGGTACGATCTTGTCGAGCACTCCCGACGCGCCCATGAACTTGTCATCGTCGCGGCGGATTGCCTCGCTACCGCCCAGCCAGCACCCGCGCAGCAGGGTTTCGTTGAACTTCAGCGGATCGTTCTTGCCTGCCGTCGTTGCGAACGAGAGTTCGCGGCGCGTGGGTTTGCGCAGGTAGCACACGTGGCCGTTTACCTTGATGGCGAATACCTCGCCGTGCTGTTCTTTCCAAGCGTTGATTTGGTCGGCTGTAACTTCGCCGATAAGGGTTTGTTTGTTCTCCATTTCGATTTTTTCGTTGTTTTGCCCGGCCGGAGCCGGATCGTTGTTCGTCTTCGTCTACTCTCTCCGTAAGAAGAGGAAAGGCAGCTTGAGGTCCTGGAACTTATCGCCCTGGTTGGTTTCGCGCGGATCCTCCGTGAACTGTACGCCTCGTAGCTTGTGGATCGTCGGGAGGTCGCCCTTCTCCGGGTCGCCGTAGGAAACCACTATGTCGAGCTGAATGTCGAGCAACGAGCCGCCCGATGCAATCTCCAGCGCCTCGACTTCGGATTGCGTGAGTCCGATTTCGCCGTCGTTCGAGATATTCCCGCTCTGAATAGCCAGCGCTTTGTTCCCTTTGCCATAAAGCGCCTCTTTCTCCTTCTTGGTCGTGTACTTGATCGAGCGGAAGCCCATCACGTCACGGCCGCCCATGTAGGCGGTGATATCCTCCCAGCCGTATTCTTTGCCATTGATCATTGTCCTGTCATTTTATGCGGTTTTGAACCCAAGCTCCACGTCGATATACTTTGCATATCCGTTGGGCTTGACGCGCAGCCCGATCTTTACCTGCGAAGTGGCCAGAATGTTCTGGTCGTAGTCGATCTTGCACTCCACGCCCGTATCGGACGAATCCGACGGATCGTTGCCCAAGTTGCCCTGTGCGGTCATCTGCGTCTCGATGGCCTGCTCGACGTCGGCTTCGACGGTCGAGCACCAGGCGGGAACCAGAGTGCCGGACTTCGAGACCGGAACCTCGTCGTTGAGCCACTCGACCAGCTGCGCGTAGGCGATGCGGTACGCCTTGTCGATGACGCGGCGGTTGGTCAGCGCGCGGTAGTCGTCCTCGGGCGTCGTGGCCAGGTTGTCGTCGGTGATGAAATACCCGGCCTTGCCGACGAACGTGCGGAAGGTGATATACCCCTTGTCGTTGATCGTCTCCAGGTCGGCCAGTTCAGCGGGCTCGGCCCCCACGTAGAAGGTCAGCGGCTGGAGCGCACCGTCGCGCACGCGGCTGATTTTCCGCTGGACGGCCGAGGCGGCGATGCGCCCGGCGACGACACCCATCGCGGCGTTCTTCGACGAGGCCGCGGTGTCGCCGAGCACCACGCCCGCGCGGTTGTACTCCGTTTCGGTAAGGTCCTTCAGCGCCGCGGGGTCCCCGGCATAGCCGTAGCCCTCGACCAGCGAGAAGATTGGCGCACGCAGCGTGTCCGTGGCCCAGTCGCCCAACTGCTGGGCTTTCGGCAGCGCGGCGAACACGTCGGCGTCGAGACCCTCGGTGGTCGTCAGTTCGTAGGCTTCGGCCGGAGTCTTGAAAGCGACCAGACCGCGGATTTTGCCGTTCGACGCCTTGAGCAGGGCCACGGCTCCGGCGGCGTTGTCCTTGTCGAATGCGTTGGCGAAGGTCTCGCTCTCGGCATAGCCCGTCAGCCAGAGCTCCGTTCCGTCGCCCGCCTCGGCGTAGAACTCCTTGACGTTGCGGTAGAGGTTCGGGTTATTCTCCGACGTGACGCCCAGCGCCTCCAGGTCGGCGAGCTTACGCAGCGTATACGCCTTGCCCAGCTTGAACTTGTCGTCGCCCGTCACTTCCTTCGCACCCAGCGCCATCATGCCGAGGCAGCCGTCCGCCATCGCGGCCACCTGTCCCAATGTGCCGTTGGCGTAGTTGATTCGTACTCTCGGTAACATTTATTTGCGTTTTACGGTGATTACTGCCTTGTCGCGGAGCGTGGCCGCATGGTTGCGGGCCTCGGATTCCCTGAAGAACCCGAACCCGTTGGAGGTCATGTAGACGACAGGGGCATCCGGGTATGCGGCCAGGATTCGCCCGGCCTCGGCCTTCAGACGGCTCCCGACTCCCGATTCCGTGGTTGCACGGTCTGCCGCCTCACGGGCCGCCGCCTCGGTAGCCTGGCGGGCCGCCAGTTCCTCCGGGGTGTCGGCGAATGCCGTTACCGCAGAAAGTGGCCGCTCGTCCTCCCCGGCCGTTGCCGGGGTGTCATCGGTCTGCCGATCCGCCGTGCCGCTCTCATCATCGGATGCGGAGTCCGGCCGGAGACCGGGTGTCGTGTCCGGAGCTTCGGGGACCGACGGCGTCGGTTCCGCCTCCTTCCCGGCGGCGGGTTCCGTGTCGGGAGCCGGCTGGAGATCGGGCGATTCGTTCCCTACCTGCATAGACACGTCCGCGGTCTGGACGGAGGCTCCGGCCGTTTTCGGAGCTTTCCCGGCGGTTTTTGCGGTATGATTGTTTTTTGCCATTCAATTGTTGTTTTAACGGTGTTTGAATAATCTGTAAGTGCCATAAGCCACGACCAGCAGTCCGGCAATGCACAGGGCATGCTGCCACCAGGTAAGGCCGCGACGCTGGGCCGTCGTGAGATCTGTTTCGGCGGCTTCCTGCCGGGAGGTATTTCCTTCCGTCCGAAGCTGCTGCCTGGCATGACCGCCGCCGAGGATCGTGTCGGCCTGGATTCGGTGTTCGGTCTGTCGTACACGGTCCGCCTCGTGAGTGGAATCCGTAAGGCGCCGCCGTTGGATGGTCTCCCGCCGCAGGGGCGGTGTTCCGGTCAGCGTATCGACTGGACGGGAGGTGTCGTATTCCCGTGTGACGGTCTCGACCTCCTCCCCGACAACCCGGTGCAGATGCCGCTCGCCGTCGAGGTTGCGGATCAGTTCCTCGCACAAGGCCCGGAAAAACAGGCTGTCGCGCGTCGAGAGTTCCTCGCGGAGCACCTGCATCCGAAGGTCGTTTTCCGCTCGGCTGTGCACCGCCGCCGTCCGGCGGGAGGGCGCGCAGGCGCAGAACAGTGCTGCCAGGAGGAGCGGGAGGAGGATTCGCCGCCGTGTCATACAGGGTACTTTGTGAACAGATCCCAGCCCGCCCGAACCTCGTCCATGCGTGCGGGCGTTCCGTTCTCCACGCGGCTCATGGCCGCAACGACCGGAATCATCCGCTCGCCGCTCTTGGTGTCGAGTGGCTCGTCGGGCGACACCTGCGCTCCGGCAGCCACGGCCCGGATGTAGTTCTCCGTATGGTTCTCCACGGGCGGCGCATAGCGCAAGATCATCTCCCGCAGCGTGCGGCATCCGTGACGCACCCGGTAGGTGTGGAGCAGCACGAACATCGCCCGGTAGCCCCACGGCATCGACTCGAACGCCTTAAAGGCCGGGTCGGAACTCCTCGTCTCTCCCTTGTATTTGGTCGCACTCCGGCGGATATTCCCCGGGTTGCAGTTTCTTAGTCCTCTGCTCATCTTCCTTTTGATCGTTGAACTCGAATAACTTGATTAACACGGGGCACTTGTGCGAAGGCGTCTTGCAGCGGAAAGCTTCCTGGATTATCCCGCTCTTGCGCTCCGACTCGTGCTCCTTGATCTCGACCTTGGCCTCCAGCTTCTCGACTTTGGCCGTCAGACGGGTGATCTCCTCCTGAAGCAGGGCCACCAGTTTGGACGTCTCGTCGATACGCCGTCCGTTCTTGCCGAGAATCCAGCTTACCAGCGCGATGGCGATAGGTGCAATGACGTAAATAATCCAGGTCTCCATCCGCTACTCGGCTGCCGCCTGCCTGATCAGTACCACGCCCGCCTTGTCTGCCCGGATGCTCTTGCCTCCGGCGCGCTGGAGGAACGAAATGATGTCGCCGTAGTAGAGCGGGTTGCCCTGGTCGTCGAACAGAAGCGAATCGCCCAGCGCGCGCGACACACAGTCCTCGTGCCATGCCAGACCCGCGGCGCAGTCCGTCGCAGCGTTGGCCGCGCTCCAGGGCTTCAGCGTGCCGTCCGTAGCGACCTTCGCCACCTTCGAACGCTTGTAGAAGTCGAAACCGAGGTATTTGCCGATCACACCGCGGGCGGGGTCTGCGCATACCAGGAAGCCGTTGCGCTCGGCGTCCGTCAGGGAGTTCAGCAACTGGTTGTACATCCGTGCGTCGAGCAGGATACAGCGGCCCTCCTCCGGGATGTCCTGCTCGTCGAAAAGCGTCTGGAGCTCCTCGACGGTCTGCTTGGTCATCCGTTTGCGGTTGCCCGTGGCCTCTTTGATGTGTGCGGCGACGGCCTCGCCGAGCGTCTCCACGACCTTCACCCCTTCGGGAATCCAGTTGTAGATGATCGACTCGTAGATGTCCTGCGCGAGTTTGCGGCGCGACTGGCGTGTGACGCTTTCGCGCTTGTTGTAGGACAGCTCCACCTGCTCGGCATGGGGGATGCGCACCGGGTCCACGGTGAACTCGTCCATCTGATAGATCAGATCGACGTCCTTGCGTTCGGTCACGTTGGCGGGGAAAACCGTTCGGTTTTTCTCCACGTTCGGAGCCGCCCCGGCATTCGGAACGTGCACCGTCTTTTCGTTCACGAACTCGCTGTGATCGACCGAGCGGGCCGCGAACGTGTTGTTGGCGAACAGTCCTTCGATGATGGACTTCACCCAGATTTCAACTTGTAATGCCATTCTGTTTTGATTTGTTGATGATGCGTTTTCGGCTATCCCCGGCAGATGTGCAGCGAGGCGGCCATCTCCTTGTACTTCTTCTCGTAGAGGTCGGGGTGGTTGGCTTTGAGTTCGGCGAGCAGTCCGGCCCGGTCCAGCTCGTCCCACGACTTCGCGGCATACTTGCCCGCGTCACCGCCCTGCGTCCCTGCCAGGCTGGAGAGCTTCGTGCGTTCCGGTACGCTGCCGAAGATCTTGCGGGCGTTCTCCGGGTTGGCCTTGAAGGTTTCGATAACGGCGTCCTTGGCATCGGCTGCGATCTTGCCCGCCTTGACGAGCGCGTCGGCGAAACTTACCGCTTCGACGGCCACGGCGTCCTCCTTCTCCTTCCTGAGCCGGGCGATTTCCGCTTCGGCCGTCTCCTTCGCGGCCTTGAGGCTGGCGATCTCCTCGTCTTTGGCCGCGACGGCCGCGACGATCGCTGCGCTGACGGCAGCTTCGTCCATCTGGCCGCTTTTGCTGCCGAGGGCAACGATAGCCTCGGCCGACAAATTGATTTTTTCCATTTGTTCTTGATTGTTGGTTTGGTATTCTGCATCGACCGCAGCGACAAGCTGCATGGGGTCTAAATTCATGAACTCGTTACGGGCCGAGGAGGTGATCTCGTCGCACAGCCCCGCATCGAGCGCCTCCGCTGCCGAGAACCACGTCTCCTCGCGCATCAGCTTCGCCATTGTCGCCTCGTCCTTGCCCCGGCGGACGAGGACCTGCCGCAGCATGTCGGTAAGCCGCGCCAGTGCCTTCTTCTGCTTGGGGCTCGTCGCCTTTCCGCTCTCCCCCGTGAAATAGGGGTCGTGGATCATCATTTTAGCGAAGTCCATCATGCACACGCGGTCCGCAGCCACGGCGACAACGGCGGCCATCGACGCCGCGATGCCGTCGATATGTACGCAGACGGGGGTGTTCATGGAGAGGATGGCCGAAACGATGCTCATGCCCTGGAAGACGTTGCCGCCCGGAGAGTTCATCCGGATATGAATCATATCGAAGTCGCCCCGGTCGAGCGACGCGAGCTCCTGGGCGAAATAGTCGCCGTCCACCCGCGGGCCGATTGCGCCATAAAGCCGCATTACGGCTTCCCGCGGTGTTTCGTTTACGGAATCTATGTACGTTTTTTCCATCGTCGTCAAAAAGCAGCGGCTTAGCCAAGGTAGCAATCACTGCTGCGCGATCTTATCGCTCAGAGCCGACCGTTGCTACTCGGCCCCGGCTCTGTCTGTCCGTCCATAATAAGACTTTGTAGCGGAAGGGGGATTCGAACCCCCGACCTTCAGATAATGAGTCTGACGAGCTGGCCTCTGCTCCATTCCGCGATTCATGGTGCAAATATCGCCCGGGTAAACTCGCGTAACAAATAGAGTGTAAATAATTTACACTCTATTTTTATTCGGCGGGCGAATGCCCCAATTTTGCACCGTACAAACCGCCCGGAAGGGCTGAATAGAATCGCTGTGAATGGCTAAAACGACCAAAAAGCCGAGGACGAAGCGAGAGCTCGACGTTCTCCGGGATTATGCGTGCCGTCTGTTTCTGAGCGGCGAAACGCAGCGGGTAATCGCCGCGAAAACCGGACTGACGGAGGCCACCGTCAGCAGGTGGGCCAGGGAGGAGAACTGGGACGCCCGGCGCCGGGAGCAGAACTCCTCGTCGGCCGCCCTGGTCAATTCACTGATGTTGGCAGCGAAGAAGATTTCCGAGCTGAT